AATTTTGTGGATTTAATATTTATGTTCAAAAGGATAAAATAAAAATTGGATGCGAATATATGACTGTTGAAAAATGGAGGGAAATAACGATTGAGCAAGCTGTTGGAATGGGCATTAAAGAAGATCACTATGACGCTTATAAAAGTTTGTGCGAAGCCGCTATAGGCGTTTTAAATTAATCAATGAGGAAGGGAAGGACTTTCGTGCAGAGACAAAGCAAGGCCCCGGTTGTAGTGTTTCCTTTACGGATCTACATTTGCGTCAAAACTCCGTCTACCGCCAACCTTAACCGCCAAGTAATATTGAAAAATAACAAAATGGCAGACCGGTCTGATAAATACATTCTGCCGGTTTGCTTCAACTGTCATATTGTCCAGAAATAGATTGTCACATGCTTTTTGATGGTACTGACCGCACCAATAGGTAAAATCATGACAGTCACACGATGGAGTCAAAAACATGCCAAATATTCGATCAGGGACGACCGCCCCATAGCCTTTCGGCCCTCACCCGTTTGAGATGTTTTTCAGTTCTTCAGGTGACAATGCCCAAAATTCAGGCGGTGCTTCTAAACCGTTTCGTTTTTCTAATTTCATTTATTATCCGTTTTCTTTTTTAAAAAATTAAGGACAGGCCCGAAAATAGCCTCAACAATTTTGGTGTCCCATTGCCAAGGAGTAATTTTTGAAAGCCCGATAAAAATACTGGATAGGATCGCAAGTGTAAATTTGCATCCATCCAATGCGGGAAGTATTATTGCATCTATCTTACTTATAAAAGTAAATATTTCGATCTCCATATCCGTTTTCCTTTCTATTCTGGTTGCCTTACAGGCCCTTATACCAACGATATCGGTTAAAGGAGTATAAGGGTATTAATAATTAATTAAAGCCGTGATACGGCCCTCAAACCGCAATCATTTGTATCTGAATAGCGGCATCTGGCCTATAAATAATATCGATTATCCTGAAAAGATCTGTTGTTGCTGTCACCAATCTTAACAGGGCCTTGTCAAGCTCGTCATTTGATGCGAAATCAAAATTAATTATATCACCTTTTTCTACATCTGATAAAAAATAACCGCCCACCAATTCAATCATTAATCTTGGATTTGCAAGATCACCTTTTACCCAATCTAAAACGGCCTGTGCTTGTGTTGCCCCTGGAATATACGGATATGATAATTGGCTTGATTCCAATGTTCCATATTTCGTATCTGATGTTGAATCAGCGACCACTACAACTGCTTTCGATTCTGTTTCAGCGTCTTCGTACCCGGACCAATCCCTGTTATAAATAGCAGAAAACGAATTTAGAATATTTACTCTATCCGTGAAACTTACCCAAATCTGGTTTAAATCGATTCTGTTTGCATCAAGTGTTTTATCTGCCGTTTCACTCGATGGTATATAGATCAGGTTATGCACACCGGCCTCCCAGAATTCAATTGATTTAGCCTGATGAGCAATGCGATTTAAAAGACTTCTGACATTTGGTTTGGTATTGATACAGATTCCTTCAATGAAAGAAGCCGTTCCATATGCTGTCCCGGACGTCGCATAAGAACCAGCGGCATCTATATTCGCTACAACTAATTCACATAATCCTATAAGTAAAAATTTGGCCATATGATCTGGCCTTTCAATAAGAGCGGATGGAGTACCCGTATATGTTCCTGACCCATCATCTTGATATCCATCCGCATCAACAGAAACGAGAGAACCAATTACCGTTTCAGCCGTTGTATCACCAGATATGGAAACTGTACCTGATAAAGCCACGTCAGCATTATCACTTGCGGTATCGGGGTCATATTTTACTTCGAACCAAACTTCCGATACCCGGTTATCTGTACCGACCTTTCTTGCGCAACCAACATAGCCTATAATATCATTTATTTCAGACCATGTATCCGCATGACTGCTTACCGCTTGCCATGAATCCTTTACAGTTGCTCCCGCTACTGTTGTTGAAATAATCGATTCAACTGATTCGCCTGCAATGGAAATAGCAAATACCATCGTACCACCAGAATGGATTGCTGCTATATTCATACAAGCACGCACATGAGTTGGAGTTCCTGGGAAACCCTGATAATACGCCTGACCAATAATGAACTGAACAGAAGCAGCATTAAACAGACAGGAAGTATCAAAATTCCCGTCAATTGCGGATGATTCATATTGCACGCTGGCTGATGGCGTTCCAACATCCGCAAATTTAAAAACAGCGATATTTTCCCCTATATTATGATCATGACCAACGTCAGCGACATCAAGAGTACCATTATCGCCTGTAACGTTTACCTGCTTTAAGAATAACGGCAAGGTAGTAAATTTTATTATGGCGGTATCGTCATATCCTGATAACTCGTCACCTGATTGGCCCGTATAAGCCGTAAATCCTGTTGTCTGTCTTACATTATCCACATATACAGCGTCGATGGCTTTAACCGGGTGAGCGGCGGCTCTATAGATATATTCTGTTTGTATTTCTGCACAATGGGAACCAAGATCATGATCAGCGGCATCTGTCGTGCTATATCCACGAGCACCCCAGAAAGCCAGCGTTAACGTATTCCCAGATCTGGAAGCAATGGAGATCTGTTCGCTGTCTACCTGAAGAATAAAAGCCGATGTAGGCAAATACGTTCCGTCTGTAACATCTGCTGTCCCACTATTACCGGGAGAACTATCTGTCCAGTCAGTTACAATAGTAGTTTTGCCACCGGCATCTACAGCTTGACAAGGGGCCTTTCTAACCGTGCCCAAAATTACATTTCCCATCTTGCCTATATCTGATGGATCAGCGCCGGGATAACTGGTGGTGTCACAAATTGAAACAGGGAATCGGTTCGCTATGTCTATTTCCATACCGCTACAGGTTATTGTAACTCTATTAGTAGACATAGACGGGAGGTCTTCAACCACCCCTTTAAATTTGTCTATCTCGTCGGCTGATTGCGGGCCTTCTTCGTCAATAGAAATTAAATTTTCAACCATTAAATCTATTCCAATAATTCCCCCTAAGCTTGCCCCGAAAGAAGAAAACACGTATAAATATTGCATATCAGTCATTGACGATTGCAAATCAATTGTCAATGTATCCATCAAAACACTATATCCTGAATCAGAATAAATATCACAAATAAAACGGCCATAAGAACCATATGATTGACTATATCTTATATCTAAATAATAATCCGTGTCAGGTTGAACTCCTGACACATCAAGATATTGGTCCGAAACAACCTCGACACCCCCAACTAATTGACCGATAATTATAGACCATGCACTTCCAGTTTTAAAACCCCAATAGCAACGCAAACTTTGATTCCATGTTGCCATTGCCCCCAAAGTATCAGAAAACCCAAAAATAGGGCACAATGTAAAATCATCTGAAAACCTTGACTTTAATTTATACCTAAAACTATCGGGCATTGTTTTTTCTTGATAAACATAAGCCACTTCTGAATCCGATAAACTGGTGACGGTTATAGCCGAAGCGGCAACCGTCACCCGATCACCGACAACATCAACCTCCGTAAAATCTGTAAAATCTATACTTGTTTCAGCAAGTATAGTGCCATTAAATATTTCAGAAACAGTAATAACAGCATAATGGATATCATAAGTATTGAGTAAATCTGTGAACGAATCAGCACCGCCAATGGGAATAGTATTGTCAATTATAAAATCAAAATTGGAAGCTTCGACGGTATAATCAATGGGATCTATTTTGCCAGTTTCAATTGTCCCCCATGACATAATAATGGGCTGGTATATCTGATTATTGAATTTGCAAAAATCATCTCCGGTTCCCCATACCCTATCGCACAAATAAAGTGTGAGACCAGTAAGTTCAAGTTTTGCCAATCTGATAGGCTCGAGGTATACGCCATCAATCTTCGTGTCGTTATAAGCAGATAAGCTCTTCATAGCATCTCGATTATTTGGAAGGAAATTTTTGTCAAACTATCAATAGGTTCGTTTCTGGATGGAACCGCATTAAACCGAGCCAGGTAATATTCGTCCTTATGATCCAAAAACCAAAACGGAAGAGAATAATCATCCAAATATCCAATGGCAGTATCCCAAGAAGCTAAATCAGTAGATTCCAAAGCAAGAGCATAATTCCTGACCCGTCGCTTATCTCCGAATTTGGTTGACCTTTCTAACCCACCCACTGTCCTATTCCATTGAACATTATCCATATCTGTTAATGACGGAGGTGAATAATTTTTGATATCAAATTCATATCCTTTACTCATAAATATTTCAGCACATTGTGGATTTGTCATTGATGTCAAAGTCAATTGCCAATATCTATGAGATATCGCGGCAGCCGCCTCTTTTATAATCTGAGCGTTTCCTGATTGAGTCCAATCTGTAACAGCGTCGGTATAAGATGCATCATCATCTGAATATTGCCATTCCAAATCCTCCCCGTCAAAGTTGTGATTTATCACCGCAAGAAAATCAATATCCAGAACGTTTGCACCCTGGTCGACTTTAAAATCCTTTGCCTCTGCAACCGTATCTTTCCAAAGAAAACTATTGCAACGATCCCATAGGCGTTCTTCTGGATACCCTGTATCCGGAGTCCCCGTAACCGTAACTGTCCCTGATTCCAAAATATTATATGGATATATTTTTATACTCATGAATTCCACCTAAGATTTAATCGTTTCAATTCTCGCGCTATTTCCTGAGCCGCCGTTCTCCCTGCCGTCGCATCACCAGTCATAAAAGTAGGGGCAAGAGTGATATTGATTCCTTGTTTCCCTCCGGACCTTTCAGCCTGTGATTCAGACGGGTTTTTTACGATCTCCCCTTTATGCCCATAAAACAAACCATCATACGGGAGGCCCTGTTGTCCTGTACCTTGTGCAAATTGCGGGGCGGAATCAATGCTGTAGCCGCCGTTACTATCTACTCCTGGAGCCATTTTATTTACCATATCATTAATACCGTTTGCCGTCATTCCCCCGAAGTATTTTCTTGAAAAAGTTTGCAATTCTCCCCATTTGGTAATCATGGTATCAACAATATCTATAATGCGTTTCAACTGTTCAATTATCGGTTTTGTATCCTCCCATAACCAATATAATTGGTCACTTACTTTTTGATATAAATCTGGTAATTTCCCCCATAAATCAGCAACAAAATCCCAAGCTCCTTCTGCTATCCTTACAAATTCGTCGCTTACTGTTTGAGCAAATTCCGCCATTCCACCACTTTCTCTCCATTGTTCGACCCATTCAGCAAGCCCCCTTAATTTATCTTCAATATGCTCCATCACTCCAGAATCCATTACCAACCGCTGAAATTCTTTCCATAGAGCAATAAGTCTTTCTTTCAGCCCGGCAAATTTATTTTGGATGGAAGCGGCCATACCTCCAAATCGTTCTTGCAAGCCTTCAAAAATGGCTGGTAATGCTTTTTCTGCTAACAATCCTTGCTCTCCAATATTAGCCATTTCTTCATTAGTGAGGCCGATTTTTTCTTTTAAAATTTCAAATATCGGAACCCCTCTTTCTGCAAGCTGATACATTTCCTGCATCATTACCCGGCCTTTGGTCGATATCTGACCCAACGCCCTCGAAATGCCTATCAAGACATCGGAGCTGCCACCAACAGCGGCCATGGTATCAACCAAAGTCGTCATTTGAACAATACTTGGTTTGAAGCCCATAGCCGTCATTTGAGTAAATGCTTTAATTGCTTGACGAGTATTAACGGGCATTTTTAAAGCCCATGTATTTAATTTTTCAAACCACTCTGCCCCCGCTCCTTTAGTGATCGTATTGAGGGATAATCTCATCATGTCCATACCAGATCCAACCTCAATAAAGCTACCGGCAAGACGTTTAAACCCCCATCCGGTGAGGGCAGTAATGGCAAGACCCTTAAGAGAAAACAAACTCTTTTTTATACGACCAACTACACCAATAACCCCAGAAGCCATTTTTCTCATAATACCAAGCGTTTTGCGAGCACCAACCGCAAGGGCTTTTGTGGGCATTCCGATTCCAACTGTTAGGTTTCCTAAATTCGCCATTTTGCTTTCCTTTCTTTTTCCTTACCACCGAATATAGAAGCCATTTTATCCTTCAATATTTCTACTGACTTTTTCTTCTCCGGCCTTTTAGGAATCACTTCCTGGGGTTTGATTGTTCTATTGGAAGATTTACCCGCCGAATTAATAACCGCCGCTGTAATGCTTGCAGCCCTGTTATTCAACGCATCTTCTCCGAATCCCCAAGGCTGAATATGTTCAAAGGCCATCATCTCCGTGATATCCATTGATGTCATTTCATCCATTAATCTACTGGGCAATATATGAAAGGCCAACGCTAAACGGAGATAGAATTGACGCATTGGCCTTTCAATCAGTTTTTTACTTTTGCTTTCACTGCGCCCGAATCCAAACCATTCATTTTCTGAGACACCTCAAATATACGATCCAGAGCCTTGCCGGATTTTTTACCAAGATTTTCAATATCAGTAATCTTAAAAAGCAAAACACCTTCTTTATTACAGGCCGATATTGCGACCAGATGGGCTCTTGCGTTTACATTTTCAATGCCCTTATCTTTATCTTCGACAAAAGTGAGCTCAAACCGATCCCTCTGTTTTGCGGAAATATTTTTAACATATACATATCCGTCCCACTCAGGCACTTCCACTTTTTGAATCTCAATATCGTTCTTGTCAAAAATATTTTTTTTTGTTAAACAAGTCATTTGAATTCTCCTACTGGTTATTTAATTAATAAAAAATTAAGCTGTACAGGTCGGCAACCCGCTAAGTTTCAATGTCATGTCATGTGTTATTTTATCATTCATCGGAAAAGTCAAACTCAAGGCTGTGATAAGAGCCACAAAAGCCCAGGTTGTATCCCCGGTATCGGGTGCAACTAATGTATAATTCCCCGTGTCATCACTTTGAAGGTCTGTAAAAGCCAAAGCATATCCGGCATAGGTAAATTGAACTGTTAATGTTACCTCTCCCCCATCTTTCAACCCCCCGATAAATTCCCGAAATCCGGAATGGTTATCATCATGATTGGTCACATCGATTGTATCTCTCGTCATGTTTGGCCCAGAAATATCGACCAATTCCGCTATTACAACAAAAGATTCTGCGCTGGTCCCATCCCCCCTATTTAACGCTACTCCTAATCCTGATACCGCATCACTGTCTGCCATTTTATATCTCCTTTGTTTATCTGCTTGTTTTTAAGGCTTAAAATTAAACCCTATATCCTTATATTACTTTTTAATTATACCCTCCCAGACGGGCTTATAAGACAGTCTACAGGCCAGTATTATGCCCTATGGCATATGAAATTTAATGTAAATACCGGCCTATTATTATCGTCATATCCAATCAAATTAGCGTCTCCCTCTGCCCATATCCCAATATATCGAGTTGAATTAACCGTCTGATTTGCTATTTTATGGAGATACGCTTTTATGTCTTGGGCTATTTTATAAGCCCCGATATAATCATTTTTTTCTCCTCTGATCCTGATCATAAAACCAGGCTTGTCATATGTTTCAACAATATTTTCAGGAGCAAAGCCTGGACGGTCATATATCGTTGCACACTCATTTGGGCTTTCCGGTTCTTGACCAATGAATAAATCAGTACCCTGAATCAGATCTAATCCCGAATCGGAAAGGACCAACAGATCAGCTATGTCAACAGACGGTGCATTCATTTTACTTTCACCTTTCTTTTGATAATATCAATAATTTTACTCGCAGATTTCCTGAATGGATCTTCCAAGAATTTCCATTTGCCAACTACCGAATAAACAATCTGAGTTGATCTTTTCCCCGATGGATTAATAGGAGCCTTATATTCGACCCCTTGAGGACTGGATCCTCCTGTTTTGCCTGCTCTTGGATTTTCATGGGTAGCAAGGGCATATACAGCCGTATAACCAATAATTGCGGCTATTCTCCGACCCACACTCATATCTTTGATATATGCACTATTCTTAAGATTGCCAGTTACCACAGGAGCTTCCGCCATTGACTTCCCTTTGACATATAAAGCAGCAGACATAACACCGGCTTTGGATCGGCCTTTTATCCTTTTAATTTGGGAATTGAGATTCTTCTCAACCGTATCCATCCCGGACAATCCTTCCTTAGCCATTATATCCAAACCTTTCTCTCAAATTGACTGCCCCGTAAATCAGGAGTTTTCCGAAATGATCTTACTTCATATGTCCCGTCAACGTCGGTTGGGTCGGATTCGTCGCTGGAAGATAAGTCGCCAAGGTCTCCAAGAAAAATATAATCGCCTTCATTAAAATCGACACCGGTATAGATGACGCCTTGGGATTTGATCTCTTCCCCATCACTATTCAAAAACATTTCCTGCTTATCTTCCCACCTACAATCGTATTCAACAGGAGCGGAGAAAGAAGGTTTATTGAATTTGTCTTTACCGGTCTTGGCCCAATATACAAGGGTTTGATTTAGATTTCTGGTCAACCAACTCATATTATCCTCTCAATCTCGTATTTTCGCTTACCTGAATATGAAAATGCAATGCACTATTATCCGTCTTATGATATTTGCAAACTTTATACAGCCCCGGCCTTGTTGGATCGTACTCCCATATATCGTTTATTCTATCCCGCACCTTAACAGGGTCTTTAAATACCCATGATCTCAAATCAACCGCCCGGCAAGGGTCGGTTCCGTGGCACCGTGGGTCGCCAGGCCGGTATCCACAGGTAAACACTGTCTTGCCGTAGATGCTGTGCAGCCAAACAAGAATCTCGATCAACTTAGGATGATAAGCAACATGCAACAACTCAACCATCACGCCAGAGTCTTTGATTTTAATCACGATGTACCTTGCACTTACTATCAATGACAATTTTTTCCAATCGTTTAAGTCCAGCAGTCACAGATTCGAACCCAGCGGCTACAGATTGTTCCAACATGTCAATCCTGCCAGAAGTAAGCAGTTCTCTGTTTACTGATCTTTGTTCCCTATTGTCACAAATCAACGTATGGTTTGGAATAGTCATAAACTCATCCTCCAAGCGTTTCTTTTTGCCTGTCATGTCATTCCTAAACCTCAACATTTCGGCTAACATAGTTTTTTTAAACGACCGGATATCAAACCAAATAAAGGTCAATGCACCAGTCGCGATTAACGTTGGTATCCAGGTTTCAAGATTCATGTCAGCTCCTATTGAGTTCTAAGATTAGGGTTTTCCCAAACCACCACAGCATGAACGACCTGGTTGCTATTGCCAGACTCGTAGACCCGCCCAGAGGCTCCGACAAGGTAGGCTCGTACCACGAACTTATACTCTGCGTTGTCTGCCACAGTCACAGTGCATGACGTAGCCTCACCATCATATAGGTGCGTTGTGAAGTCGTATGAGTCAGCGTACTGCACGGCGTATAGGCGATACTTTATTGATGTCTCTGGGTTAGCATCCCATGCGATAGATACGTCTGCCCCAAGCGCAGGAGACGAAAACAATAAAATCAATGCCACAATTAGTCTTTTCATTCTTCATCTCCTCCGAAGTAAAATTTAAAATATTCCTGCAATGAGAACTCCCGCCAAGTGCTGGATAATTCTGCACTGGTTATTCTTGTCGAGGTTACTGGATTCTCAAGCCATTGCCACTCACCGTCAGCCTTGGCCTTAGCCTGAGCATGGGGAACTCCGTTGCTGGCCTTCCCCACGCAGATCTTGATTTGATCGGCAGGATGGCTGTTACGGTGAATCAGAGCGGCATTAAGCGCCGCCTCATTGCAAGTTGTCTTGCTTGACTTAGATGTAAACCAACTGAAGAATCCCATGTTACCCTATCCTTTTTAAATTCCTGCGCCCCGTTTCTCATCTTCCTCCGTGTCCGGAACGGCCATCATTCACTGACGGGCGCAGGGTTTGTAATCCCTATCTTTACAAACCTAATTTGGCCTTTTCTTCCCGGCCCCATTGCCGACAATCCTCAACATAATCGTTCCATTCGGTTGTCTCCTGGGATGGTGCCAGCCGTAGCATTTTAATCTCATCATCCACGCTGTAGCGATCCCTTATTCTAACAACTACCTGAGTATTGATTGTTGCTACCGCAGGAGTTGCCGCCTTTACCTGAGCTTTGATATCCCGCATTTCGCTGGCCGTGTATTTTGCACCAGATATTTCAACAGTGCCCTTAACCGTTTTTTCTGCAAGCTTAGGGCTATCGTCTGTTTCGATTGTGACGTATATTTTATCTACTCAGCAAATTAATTTTATTTTGTTTGACTATCTGGGTCCGCAATCTCCATCTTTACAAACCTAATTTGGCTTTCTCTGCCCGGCCCCACTGCCGACAATCCTCAACATAGTTGTTCCATTCGGTTGTCTCTTGGGATGGTGCCAGCCGTAGCATTTTAATTTCATCTGCTATGTTATACTTCTCTCTTATTCTGACAACTACCTGAGTATTGATTGTTGCTACTGCTGGGCATACAGCCTTGATCTGAGTTTTAATTTCACGCAGCGCCTTAGCTG